TAAGCTTCTGATCGGAGTTTACGGCATCGACAACCTTCAGATTACCTCCCGAACCGGCAAGCAGAGAAAAAGGTCTGCCAGGGTCAAAATCCACAGACGAAACATCTATTACCTGAATATTTCCGGACTGAATAGAATGTTTTCTTCCCCATGGGTCCAATACAATTACATTAATTGGTTTCTGATTATCCATTTTTTCTTTTTTTTAGTGTTCATTTTAGTATAAATACCAGGCCATCCATTGCTGTCTGGCTAAGATTATCCGGCAGGATAGTCTTGCTGATTTTATCAAATGTCTTTTCAGTTTTATCCTTTACCGGTTGCCTTAAATATGAGTTAAACTCTACAGTATTGGCATCCTGTTTGTCAATTGCCTCTTTGAATTTGTTGTTCAGCTTTTCAATCTCCTTGTTGAATTTTTCCTCATCCTCTTTTTTCTGTGACAATTTATAAACCCTGTTCATGATCGGTCTTCCCTGTGCTTCCGATAGCTCCCTATTGGGACTTTCCGTGAACATTGGCCTGCCACTCTCATCCTTAAGGGCAAACTTCATCAAGGTTGCTTCCCTCTCTCTCTTGAACAAGACAAAATCATCACTCTCCTTGGATATGTCATTTAAAACATCCACTGCCAGTTGTACGGCAATCTTATTTTTACTTACCAGGCACAAAAAGTCAAGCCTGTTTTTCTTTCTTTCGGGATCCTCATATACGGGATCTCCCGGGCAGCTGTTTAGCCCTTTTTGCAAGATATACAAATCAATATTTCTCATGGTATAAAAAAATTTAAATTATTAAAAAAGAAAAAAAAGGACATAGAGGATGAGGGGAGCTTTTCTCCCCTTCATCTTCCTATATCCTCAAAATATTACTTAGCAAGCTCAGTAACTAAACGAGTCTCGAAAGCAGTGACATTAGTTGTAGTTTCCTCAACATAAAGAATTATCTCTACATCTTTCTGAATACTCATGCCTGACAAAGCTTCCGCACTTGGCGGCGTTGCCTTGAGATTAATGCTATATGTTCTGTATGTCTCGCCGGCAACAGGCTTGGCATTGAGAATATTCTCCGCCTTGCCACTGACTAGATCTAACCCTGACGGATCGAATATCGGCCAGTCGGCTAGCATAGCCGTTCCCTGTCCGATGCCATATACCCCGGCTATGATAACTTGACTCAAAGCAGCCGTAAAGCCAACAGCAGGAATTACCTGACTGATACCTCTGCGTCCTATACCTGAGAAATAACCTGCATCATCACGGATATGCAACCCGGCACCGGTTGTCAAGGCAGCGGCAGTAGTGAATGTACCGCCCCCAGAACAAGTCGTGACTTTTGAAGTTACATCCCATGTACCTACAACATTAGAAAGCCAGATATTCCCGACCGCAGTGTTATCCCAAGTCTTATCTTTTGTTAGCGCAACGATAATACCTGTTGCAAGTGATGTTGCCTGTAGAATAGTCTCACCTACCACGGCAGTAGGAGCCGTACCGGCTGTATAAGCAATCTTGTATACTACATAAGCAGCTACATGATTGCTCAGATGATTATTAATCTTAGCGGCAAGTGCCGTATATACGGCATGCCTGTCAGTAGCGGCAGTTCCGCTCAGCACAGCAGGTGAGGTGAAACGGTACTTTCCAATGTTCTGAGAACTCGTTTCATACCTGTCCTGAAAGTTGCCTATATCCACACCATAGCGTGTTGCAGCAACAATGGTTTCTTCCACATATCCGACAAGACAATCTTGCCTTACTTCTGCTGCAGAAGCGAGATAAGAATAGCTGTTTACCGAACCATAAGGAATCGGTGGGATTCCTATTGGAACGACCAGAGCCGGATCAACTGCCTTGCTCAGGCAGAAAGTTGTTTGTTTTGCAGTGGCATCAGCGTAAATATTACCCTGATCACCGTCCTGCGTTGCGGCACATGCATTAATGATGCCCGCAAATCTTAATGTTTTCATAATCTTGATTTTTTAAGTTATTACTTATTGGTTATGACCAAGGTTGTTACCACCATAACCAAAATTATTATATTTCTGAAGTATTTTAATCCGGACTTCATCACCGGAGCGCTCTGAGATAAGCATTGCCGAACCAACGGCTATAATATCAAAGAGTATATTTGGCAGATCAGAATTTGTATAGCTTTTAACCACTTTTCCTGATGTTATATTCGTACCATTCGTCACATTAATCTCATCTCCTATGTCATACGTTACAGCACTGTAAACAGTCTCCTCAACGGCAATTACCGTTTGACTGCCTGTAAAATTCCCGTCAGTCTGCACGTGCTCAATACCCCTGTTAACTATTACAGGACTTTTTACATAACAGATCCTGCCATCGGGTATTATAACTATCGTGTTTCCATAGAACAAATGGATCCCGTCTGAACTTTCAATATGAAACACTCTCGGTGGCTCTGTTGATATATCAGGTTTCTTGTAAGGATCCTTTTCAGCCACGTTTATCTCGTCATAATCCGTAGGCTCCGAATTGTAACCGGTTATAACTCCTGGAGTATAAGCCGTAACCGTTCCCGTAGGAATGTTTGCCAGTGGCCTTTCAAGACCAAAAGTATCATCAGGATTGCCGGTGGTTGTCCGGGAAACAATCTTTACATATACATAAATACCTGCTCCATCCGGAACCTTAAGGTAACATCCCACAGCAATGGTAACATCCGGTGTCGTATCCACGACAATACTGCTTCTTGTTGTTCCGAAAGTTATTGTCCCTGTCCATCCAAGATCGGTCATGCTCGCCGCAACGGAAAGCTTCATACTAAGCAGTCTCCTGTAGTCATCCGGAATATAAGTAATAGGAAGAAGATCCTCTCCGATCTTTTTGAAGACAGGGTAATCTTTTACCTCTAGCGGAAAAAGTGCATCTCTTTCCTTTTGGGTACGCTGAGCTCCCTTATCGATAATATTATCAACAAGAAGCCCGATTGCCGTGTTAATACCCTCGTCAATCGTATCCGCATGATACCTGGGAGAATCAAGCTCATCAAGATGAAATCTTATTCTCTCATGTAACTGTACGACATTTTTATCCATCTGTTAAGTTGTGTTCAATACATTAAAGATACAATTTAAAAACTATTCACAACATCCATCTTAAAACTCGTTATCATCTCCTTCTACTTTTTTCTTTAGCCTTCCGGATAATGCATCGACCTCATCGATACTTATACGAAGACCACTCGTAACATTGCTGTCCTCAGACAGGAACCGTATGGCATCCTGCTGGCTTAGACCAAGGTGCACACCTTTGTAGATAAATCCTTTCTCAATATTATGCTCTATAACACCAAGCTCTATACCGCTGAAGAAAAGCTCTGCATAGCCTCGTTCCCTAGCATCGAAGCGGCGGTTGAACTCGGCCGGATATTTCTTTGCAAAAAGCTTTACCCGGCTGAGAACTACCACTTCACTATCTACTTCTTTCAGGTCTTCTCCCAAATACCTGGCAAAATGTACCAGTTTCGGACCTTCAAGCTTTCCGGTACGCTCGAATGCAATCATCATCTGATCGATTTCCTTGAGGTCTTTGTTAGCCTCAGCCACCGCATCGAGCACCCTGTACCTTGGCGTATCCTTGGCATAAGGAGTTCCCGCAATATAGGAATTCATCCTAAGCACGGCCCACATCTTTGCCTCATCATTATTTTTCAGATCAAGACCAAGGTGGTCTCCCATAGGAATCCTTTGCCAGTTTACATTTCCGAAATTGTCAGGTCCAAGTGCTATTCCATAATAGACACCATATTCCCTGTCTTTAGAAAATGTGGGACTGTAATTGATATTCTTAGTCCTGTCCTCGGAAACCGGAACTATGTCAATGTACGTTGACAGGTTTTTCTCTTTCCTGTCTTTCAGCATTTTCGGAACAGCCTTTTCCAGATCAATAACACGAATCCTTACACCTTTGTCATGTCCGATCATCATTGATCCATTTTCAGCTATCCATTTTCTTTCTTCCCCTGAAATCAGGGGTTGTATTAAACTTAAGTCCATAATAAAAAATCTTAAAAAGTTAAAAAAAAAATATTAAACCGCTCTCGACTACACAGTCAAAGGCGGATACATGTAACCATTTGTCTTGCTGTTGTAAACAACAAGCATGTTTTCTTTCAGCATATGGAATGCTCTTGCATCAACCGGGCTGGTTGGTTTGCCTTCTCCGGTCATTCCTTCTTCCCACAGGTAAACGATGTTTCTGTTCACCCCTTCGCGTCCGCGAGCCCGTACCTCGACATTATTCCTGCCAGGACCTACTGCTGATAAATCAAAATAGTAATAGGTAGAGCTCATTGCAAGTTTTCCATTCGATAGTTTTCTCGGAAACTTAGCCTCATCATCCATTTGCGGATTCTCGACAAATACTACTTGCTGACCATGAATGTTCAGGGTCTGGAAGTTATAGCCAATAGCATCATTTCCACCACCAATCCCGGTATTAGGACCGAGATTCTGAGTTAAGCGATAATAAGTGCTGCCATGTAACAAGGCTTCACCATGAGCATCTGCCATACCATCGCTTCCCGTCATTGCAATAAATACATTTCCGCCGATAGTATTTTTCTTTTTCTTCAAGGCAGTAAGCATATCTCCATGGTCAGCCCATGTAGCTTTTCCACTAGCTCCGGAAGTTTCAAGATCATTTGCTCCTTCAATCTGACGGAACCATCCGTCACCGGCAACAACAGGTTCACCCGTTTCCGGCTGTACCATGCTCGGTGCGGAAAGGAGATTGCCGTATGCATCTCTCATGGTGGAGATACCCCACATTTTCTGGAAGTCATCCTCAAGCAGGAACTGAGCCCTTGTCTGTGCCTCAGCCTCATAAACAAATCCTTTTTCATTATTGATCTCATACCAGATGACACGGTTCGCATTTACATCACCCGAAAGGGAGATTGACTTTCTCTGCTTCGTAGTATGCTGCACGTAAGTGTCCGGATAATGAAAAACTCCGTAACCCCGCAGTGACCGCTCACCAAAAGTTGTATATCCGCCAAAGCAAGTCTTAATTCCAGTCTGTGGTGCAACCCATGATGCCCAAGTAAAAGATTTTCCCGGATAAGATTCGAACGTATACAGGAATTTTGAGGCAACAGATACCGGTTGTCCCATTACACGAGCTTGCTCGCCGTTGTAGAAAACGGCATTCATTCCATTGGTTAGATAATTATCCTTCAGATAGAGCTTAAACTGGCTGCCTTTTAATGTAGTGGCAGGAATAACCGTACCAACTGCTCCGGTCCCAAGGATTTCACAAGCCTTTTGTATCCTACCCATAATCTTGTAGGCCCAGGCATTAGAGCTTACCATCTCTGCCTCTGGAATAGGCTTGATCTTAGAAGTAATTGCATCACCGCCGCTTGGGGTAAGTCCCGGTTGAGAGTAGCGGGTGCTCCTTACGCCTGATACTAACAGTGTCATTAGATACCGTTGCTCGGCGTACATGATCACCCGGTCGATGTTTTTTGACGGATCGATCAGGTGATTAGTCACCAGATGAAATTCACTGGCATCGCCTGGTGATACGCTGCCTTCACGTATTTGAATTTTCATGTCTTATGAGTTTAAGAATTAATAATATCATTCTCAAACCCACCTAACCTTTACTTAGACAGAATCCCCTTCATTTCCTTCAATCAACTCCTTTGTCCATGAGCTAAAACGGGTCTCCGGCCTTCTCTCATTTGCCATTATCTGACCACTTGCCGGAGCTCCTGCGGGAGGAATATTATGAAGATCCATTGTTTTCTTCTCCACTCCCTTGTTAAATCCGCTTCTGCCTGCACTTACGAGTTTCGTGTCAATATGCTTCTGAATCGCTTCCCCAAACTGAATATCGAGAAAGGCATATAGCTGTGCTTTTGCCGTATCTTTATTCAGCACTTTAAGAAAGTCTTCAGAATCAACCATTGACTTCATCTGGGTTCTGACTTCCTGTGATATTGGATAGCCGCGGAAGCCAATCGTCTCGTCGATTAGCTTCTTAAGGCTTGATTTTTCTTCTTTTGTTTGCTCTTTGTCTTCTGTTTTTCTGCTGCTGATATACTCTTCTCTTTCTCCCACTATTTGTTGTATGATTTCCTGTTTTCTTCCGAGAGCATGAGTATCGTATTTTTCAATAACTCCTTTTAGCTGTAGTGTATTAAGACTTTGCAACTCCTCTTCGATTTCCTGCTCTATCTCTTCCCTGTCCTTTCCCTGCGTTCTTTTTTTCTCAGTCTCCACAGTAGTATACTTATCTACGTCGGACATTTCAAGAAAGTTATTCAGCTCACGCAAGCCGGGATGATCAATAAAGGAAAGCATATCTCCGCTGTTCTCGTTCAGATGCTTTATAAATGACTGTGCTTCCGGAGTAAACTCGGAAAGATCGGTTTCTTTTCTTGCATTCTCAATCTTTGTATTTATGCCGGCCGTAAAAGTTTCAAGCTTGTCATCCGTAAGATCAAGCTCAAACGTTTTTCCAAAATCCTGCCAGTTGACCTGGCCATCTTTACCGATTCCGGTAGTTTCCGGCTTAAGAGATATAACAGATTCATCCGGTACATCCGTTACCGGAAGGTCAGCTATTTCAGAAATCTTTCCATCCTTGATAGTTACTTCACGTCCGTCTGTCAAAGTTCCCTTACCATCGGTCATTGGCTTGCCGTCTTTTAGTACCTCGTCGCCAGTCTTAACTCCCTCTTCTCCGGATTTGATCTCAATACCGGGAATCCCTTCAGGTGGCGGTTCTGCCGGAACTGCCGCTTTACCTTCGGCATCAACCTTAGGTGGCTCAGCCGGAACTATAGGTTTTCCTTCCGCATCGACTTTAGGTGATGTTTCTGATTCTTGCGGTTTGGTTACCGGTTTTTTACCAAATTCAAAATCATCTTCCTCGGTTGGTACTGACTGTTCAGAAGATACCACAGGTGGTGTACCAGCATCAGGTAACGCACCAGTGCCGGAAGTGCCTGCCGTTTCTTTTACTCCAGGATCCGGGGCAGTTGCCGTAGCAACATCCTCAGAAAATTCTGCAAATTTGTCTTTAGGCATGATAAAAAAAATTAGATTAAAAAAAATATATTAGTAAAAATAAAATATCATTCGAATCCTGGATATTCTCCCCTGCTTGCCGGTTCGGCAGCAACCGTTTTCCGCACTTTGATTTTTTCCTTCTGTATTCCCATAAGCTCTTTTATTTCCATGACCTCTTTTTTGATCTCTCCCCTAAGAACTTCGAGGTCTTTTTCGTGCTGTTGAATGTCCTCACGATTCCGTTCAGCAGCCTCGATCTGCTTCTGAATACCTTCTCGCTGAGCTTCCGTTTTTTCTCTTGCAGTTGCTTGCTGTTGCTTAAGCAATGTGTCATGTGCATTTTCAAGTACCTGAAGTGCCTCACTGAAGCTTTCGGAAGTCCAGAACCTTGCGGCATCGGAGCTTCTGAGCATTCCCTTGTTGATCTCCTGCAGAAAGAGAGCCTCTATTTTTCCATGAATTTCCTTTTCCTTTCTGCCATCGGTCATATACGAACCATAGTCATCGTTACACAAATGCCTGGTTGCTTTCAGAAAACCATACTGCTCATCACTTATGATAAGCGCTCTTTTATCCTGTCCGAGAAATACCCAGTTTATTTTTGTTTTCTCACATAGAAGCGAAAGCACTTCGTTAATGAAAATATTTATTCCATAGAACAGGTCATAGGTCATGTTTCTGGAAGATTCCATGTCACTTAATGATGCAGTGGCGGTCATTGTTGCTTTGGTTAATCCTTGACGTGGCTCATTAAGCCCGGTAATCCTGTCAAGAGTTCTCTCTACGTCCATAGCCTGACTAAGCAGAACAGGTAATGCCTCACTTTTACCAAGGTTGATCTCCCTGATCCCGATTTCACCTCCGGGATGGTCTACTACTCCTTCATTACCCTCAGAAGAGGAATTATATGTCACTATACCATCATCACTTATGTCATGAATCACATCAATAAATCTCTTTTTTAACGGAAGGTAAGCCAGATCATAAAGAAGTGTGCTACCTCGTACCTTTCGGAGCTCCTTGTTAATCTGAAAACGGATAAGGTCATATACGTTTTCAAGCTCACTTACCATTTCCTGCAGACTGACACGTGTTCCGTCAATCGTGCTGAACAAGTATCCTATATAGTCAAATTTTGCCCTAAATCTGCCGGATGCAGTCCGTGTCTGGATTATATAGTTGATCCTTTTTGGTTTTGTGTAAATATCCGTAGATATGCATGATCCTTCCCATATAGACTCCTGCCAGTGTTCCTCAAGGTCATATTTTCCTCTTTCGACATCCTTCCTGATACGAGTTTCATTTTTGCTGAAGTATTCAGGAGAGAACTCGTTCCTGTAGGGTACTTCGGCATTTTTACTTTTGTCAACCTTTGTATACCTAGGATCGACACTCTTCCACTGGATTGTTACGACACGCAATGCAAGCTTGTTATCAATTCTTTTAAATCCCTCACTGGCAAGTGACTCTCCGGGATTTTTACACATCTGGGTTATTCTTGCTTTTTGTTCATCTGTCAAATCAGGAAAAGTATTAAGAATCTCATGCAGAAACATGTACTTTACCTCACCAATGATCGGCGTTCTGGAAAGTAACGGGTCGTTTAGCGATTCCAGATAAATGGCATTTTTCGGACTGATAGGCCGGAAAGTATCAATACCGTTTGCATCCCTTTCAACCTTTCCAAAACATTCCGATACTATTGATAAATCAACAAAGTTTATATGAAAAAGGGATTTTAGATTAAGTGTCCTGACCTTATTATTGATTATGCTCTGCATTATGATCTCGTTCTTTGTCTTGATTTTTGCAGAAGCAAAAGTGGAAAGATTATTCGAATCCGGAATTTTAACGCCAGGAAACAGATTATAACCAAGCTCTCTTGCCTTTTCGATTTGTGGTTTGGCATAACTCATGCCTATTATCTGCTTTGCATTTTCCATCTTTTCATTTATTGCCTCACGATTTGTCGTTGCAATATTCGGCTCTGACCAGGAACGCAGGAATTCGCCATGTACAAGCTTGAGCTTTGAACGGCCAAGCCGGTACCGTATATACGGTGTTTTTGACTTTTTTCCGGTATTCTGAGTAATACTTTTTTCGAGCGATTCACGCATGTAGCCGTTATGATCTTCGTAGAGCCGTGTCATAAATGCTCTTTCTGTTGTACGGCAGATATGTAAGCTCATCCCATAATCTACTACATCTCTCGCAGCTCGCTCATCTTTAGAGAAATCTGTTTTGACAAAATCGGGTAACTCAGGCATTTTTTTCTATAGATTTTTCCAAAGATAAATAAAAAAACTTTACAAACAAAAAAAATTTTACGTCACTATCCAGCCACCCGGACCTTCCAGCTTTTGCGGGTCTTTCGAAATACCGCTTTTTACTTTTGGAATCATCAGTCCGTCACTGCCTTTTACCCATTCTACAAGATCATACCTGTCATCATGCTCATCACCTATGTTTTCTCTTGGTCTGGTTTTCATATCTATGATCCTCATTAATGCATAAGCTAATGCATCTACAGAATCCCAGTCGGTGCCAATATTTTCCTCATCATAAGCCAGCATGTCATAAAGTAGCGGAAGAACGGTACAAAACTGTATGTGATCTTCAATAAATGTCTGAACCATAGGAATAACAAGTGGCTTTGAATATCCTGTGAATTTGGCGCCGTACTTATGTATCATTTTCGACCTGGGTGCATCAAAAGCCTTAGGTCTCGGACTGAGATATTTCCGGCCACCGTTCTTGATATAATAATCGATTATCAAGTCATACTCCGCTGAATGCATTGTATTTCTTAGAAGATTCCAGAAAATGCTCATCTTAAGACAAACCTCGTAGAAAATTTCCTTTCTTTTGGGACGCTGGTAGTAATAGGCTGAAACTTCCAGCCCTTTTGTTCCGATGATACTACTTCCGTCCCATAAGTTGCCACGCCGCAGAATAAAGTTTGCTCCTAAGGACTTTGTTGTCTGTGACTGGTCTTCATTGTAGCTATCCACACCGCTTACGTCGAGGTCCTTTATTCCGGGTCGCGGCATATGCTTGATCATAACTTTTTCACCTTCAGGATGTATCTTAGGATTAAAAGGAAAAGCTTTTACTTGTAAGGGAGTTACTTTTCTTATCAGGCCGATCTCGTTTTTTTCTTTTACATAATCAAGCCAGTAAGGCTTGTATTCGTCAATGTCGTAAGTCGTGATATTATGTATCTGACCGTATATCTTCTCGGTATTGAAGTTATTGCTGCCACTTGACGTAAATGCTTCCTCAGGAGTCAGAGGATAGTTTTGGTTGTGCTTTATAAGCTTTTTTTTGTTCGGCAGCTTCGCATATTCTTCTCTTTTTTTCAATATATATCTTTCCGCAGCTTTCAGATCTTCCATTCCTTTGCGCTCATAAGGCTTGTACTTTTCTCTCAGATTCGGAATCCCGTCAATTTTTTCTCCGGAATCCGGATCATTGAAGTATTCGGAATGCGGGTTGCAGAAAAACGGATAGTAAAGCCGTGTTCCCGGAACCCAGAATTTCTCAAAGCCAAGTGTCTCGGCATTGTCCCATATTTCCTTGAAGGCTCTGGATGTGGTAAGAATGTTACCCCCGGTGCCGACGACATAAAATGTACCTATCATTACCGAACCGAATTCAAGTGCC